TCCCTCGGCGGGCCGTATCGCTTGGGCTCTATGGGGCGGCGATCCCGGCCAAAGATGGGCCGAGAACATCGTCGCCAACATCCCGGAAGATCCACGATCCGCGAACACCGATCCGCTACACTCGTAAACGACGACACCTCTAGACTCCACGAACGCACCTCGAAAACTTCGACACCCGTTCGGAAGATCGTTAGACACCTCGAGATTCCAACTCAAACAAAAGGACAAACCTAATGAACTTTCTAAATCAACTTCAAGAAAAACGGAATTCAAAAAATGAACTCATCGACGCGACGCTAGATCTTGCCGCCGGTGAAGATCGCGATCTCAACGAGATCGAAGTCGCGAACGTCTCAGCTCTCGCGCTCGAGATCGAAAAACTCGACGGACGAATTCAACAAATCTCAGAGATTGAAACGCGCAAACTTGCCGCGATCGAACTCGCAAAAAAAGTAGAAGGATCGACAACAGAAACTCGACAAGCCGGCGGATGGAAAGTAACTTCCGAAGAGCCGACTTATCACGCTCGCGGAAAGAACTCTTTTCTTTCGGATGCGATGAACGCAGAATTTGGACGCGACTTTGAAGCTCAAGAACGAATCTCGCGATATAGCCGCGAAGTAAGTCTCGAGAAGCGCGACGTCGGAACCGCAAACTTTGCCGGTCTCGTAGTCCCTCAATACTTGATCGATCTCTACGCGAATCTCGCTCGAGCCGGCCGACCAGTCGCCGATATCTGTCGAAAGCACGTCCTACCGCCTCAAGGTATGACGGTCAATATTTCGAAGGTAACGACCGGAACCGCCGTCGGATATCAAGCCGCCGAGAACGACACCGCAACCGAAACAAATATCGACGACACACTTCTAACCGTGAACGTGAACACTATTTCCGGTATGCAAGACGTCTCAAAACAAGCGATTTTACGCGGCGCGAACATCGAAGATGTCGTGCTCTCGGATCTCATTTCGGCCTATAACACAAAACTTGACTTCGGTATCCTCAACGGATCCGGCTCAAGCGGTGAACCGACTGGACTTAAAACAGCTTTAACGGCCGTCATAACATACACGGACGCGAGCCCAACGGTGAGCGAACTTTATCCTAAGATCGTTGACGGAATTCAAAGAGTCCAAAGCGCGGTATTTAGCGGCCCGACTCATATCTTGATGCACCCTCGACGCCTCGGCTTCCTTTTGGCCGGAGTGGACGATCAGAAGCGCCCGCTAGTCGTACCAAATGCAAACGGTCCGATGAACGCGGTCGGTACTTATAGCGGTCTCGGATACGGTCAATCGGGCCAGTATTCGATCCTCGGCTTGCCAGTAATCACCGACGCGAACATTTTGACAAAAAACGGCGCCGGCGCGAACGAAGATCTTATTTACATCGTCTCAAGCGATGAAATGCACCTCTTCGAAGCCCCAACTATGCCGACGTTCGTTCGCTTTGAACAGCCAGACGGAAAAGTCGCGATCCGAATCGTGCTCTTTGGATTCTCAGCTTTTACAGCTCAGAGAAGGCCACTAGCCGGAGCGTATATCGGCGGAACCGGACTCGTAACTCCTAGCTTCTAATAGTTTTCTCGGCGACTAGCGGGCTCCTTGTCTAGTCGCCGAGAAGCTTTAGATTTCTACTATGACGATCAATCTTAATTCGTGGCGTGAGGCTCTTAAATTTGAACGCGCTAAATATGCGGCTCAAGGCCGGACGGATAAAGTCGCCGAAGTAGATCACGAGCTCGCTCGGCTAGACGGCAACCTTTCGACGGGACCGCTTCAATCTCTGGCCGAGCGGGTAACTACGAACGAAACCGAAAACAAAGTAGAATCGAAACCGAAAAGGACTCCTAAAAAATCGAAGGGTAAATAATGGCGATCAGCAACGGCTATACGACGGTCGCGACCTTTCAGTCATATACGGGAATGAGCACGATCACGGCCGATGAGACCGTGAACATAGAAAAGGCCATCGAGTCCGCTTCAAGGTCTATCGACCGGATGACTAACCGAAGATTTTTTGCGGACGCTTCGGCAACCGCGAGACAATATCGGGCGACCGACTTTTATCGTCTTTTCGTGGATGACATCTCAACACCGACCGGAGTTATCGTCGCTCTCGACACCGGCGGCGATGGAACCTACGAGACGACTCTCACATTTAACACCGACTACATTCTCGACCCGATAAACGCGCCTCAACAAAATCGGCCGTTCACCGTTATAACGATGGTCGGAACGACTCTCTTTCCGTCGCCGATCAATCTTCGCCCCGGAATCCAAGTAACCGCCAAATTCGGCTGGTATCTCGGAACCCCGCCGGACGACATAGAAGAGGCTTGTCTCATTCTCTCGACCGATCTCGTGAAACGTGCATCGAGTGTCGGCGGCGTCCTCGGCTTATCAGAGCTCGGCGCTATCCGAATGAGCCCGCTCGGGCGCGACGTTCTCGCGATGGTCCGACCGTACCGGCGCGAAGTAGTCGCGTAAAGAATGGTCCCTTCAGACGTCCGCGACGGTATCAAAACCGCGATAAATATCACCGGCCTAAGAGTCTTTGACACCATTCCAGACGGCCTAGTCCCGCCGGCGCTCGTAATCGGTCAGCTCTCTTTAACTTGGGAATATGTCCTCGCGAACACTCTCGACACCGCGACGGTCGATCTAATCCTTATCACCGGCAGAATGTCCGAAAGATCAGCCCAAGACTACCTAGACGGCTTCCTAGCGGCCTCTGGAGCGTCGTCAATCAAAGCAAAACTAAACGCGGCCCCGACACTACCTAAAGACGGCGTCCCGACCGTATCGACTTCCAGAGTCGTATCCGCTTCGCCGATTTCGGTTAGTGTTAGCGGCGTGGAAATGCTCGCTTACCGCTACTCGATGGAGCTCTTCGGATAATGGCCGACTATCTCGTCGTCTCGTCCCGGCTCAAAGCTTTTACGCCCGGCGAAGTCGTCTCAGATCTTGATCTAATGGCGGCCGGAATCGTGGCCGTAAAAAGTTTGGCGATCGGTGCGATCGTCGAAGTAAAACAAAACCCGAAACCATCTAAAAAGTATGCTAAACCTATAGAAGAAACGGAGTAAGATAAAACTATGGCAACAGTAACCCAACTCGGAAAAGCGACAGTATTTACAGTCGGCGGGACAGATTTTAACGATCAGCTCGTCTCACTTGAAATGACGAAAACATTACCCGGACTCGATTCAACTACGCTCGCCTCGACATCGGTCGACACAGTCGCCGGACTCGAGAACTCGGAAACTTCGTTCACTCTTTTAGGTTCGTTCTTAACTACCGAAGCTATTCAATTCGCTTTCGGTGATGTCGGAACTACTTCCGTAATCGTTTACGAGCCACTCGCGGCCGCGCCCGGAGCGAGCTCGCCGAGGTACACACACACCGGCGGCTATCTGGCCTCAGCTCCGATCGTCGTAAACGTCGGCGAGCTAGTTCAGATTTCGCTAACTTACTCCGGCGGAGCGATCGTTCAAGCCGTCGCGTAACTTATGCTAAAAATACGCCTCACCGTCGAGCGGCGCGATGGAAACTCATCGGAGCTACCCGTCTATCCGCCCGCGATAATAAATTTTGAACGATGGGCGAAGTGTGGAATCTCTCAAGCTTTCACCGGAACCGATATTCGAATGGAGCATCTCTATTATTTGGCTTGGCTCGCCGATAAAGACTCCGGGAACGTAGTCAAACCGTTCGAAGAATGGGCCAAAAACGTCGCGGACGTGGAAATTAGTAACGACCCAAAAGATTAACGCGAGGCTCATTCAGCGAATACATCGCAGAGCTCGCGATCGAAACAGGTATCGCGCCGAATGATTTAATAGCGACGTCGCCCGACGTCTTAGATTTCATTTATGATGGTCTAGTGAGAAGAAACAAAGACGCCAAAGCGAAAGCTCGAAGAAAATAAATGGCGTCCGGAACTTTCGGCTTTCGTGCTAATCCGAGCGACTCCGTAAAAATTGAAGGACTCTCGAAGCTTCAAAGAGATCTTCGAAAACTCTCGACCGATGCACTCGATCTAAATAAAGAAGAATTTTTAGAAACTAATAAACGGGTCGCCGAAATAATCATCGGTGAATCTAAAAAATATGTCCCCGTTTTGACGGGCGCTCTCGCTCAGTCGGTGAGAAACGCTTCGACTAAGAAAAGCGCAAAAGTTCGCGCCGGTAATGTCGGCGTACCTTACGCCGGGCCGATTCATTTCGGATGGCCGTCTCGTGGAATCCGACCGAATCCGTTCTTTTATGACGCGATCGATAACCGTCGCGACGAAGTTCGGGATCGCTACGTCGATCTAGTGGACAAGCTAACGATGAAATACGATCTAAGATAAAGCTATGGCCAAGCCGATCACCGTCTCTATTACCGGAAACGCCGGACCGCTAAAAAAAGCGGTAGGCGAAGCCGATTCAGCGCTCGATCGTCTCGGCGGATCGTTCAAGAAAATCGCCGCCGTTACCGCCGTAGGAATCGGCGCGATCGCGACCGGAATCGGCTTCGCCGTGAAAGCGGCCGCCGAAGATCAAAAGAGCTTCGAGCTTTTGAATCAAGCTCTTAAAGCGAACACCGACGCGACGAATGAACAGATCAAAGCGATCGACGACCAGATCGGAAAGATGTCGATTCAGGTCGGAGTCGCGGACGACCAACTTCGTCCGGCTTTTGCGAATTTATCGCGAGCGACGGGCGACGTAACTAAATCTCAAGAGCTTTTGAATCTTGCCGTCGACATAAGCGCGGCGACCGGTAAAGATCTCGAAGCCGTCTCGATTAGCCTCTCAAAGGCTTACGGCGGGAACGTAGCAGGCTTACAGAAGCTCGGCATCCCGCTAGACGAGAACCTAATCAAAACCAAAGACTTCGACGGCGTAGTGCAACAGCTCTCGGCTACCTTTGGCGGAGCGGCCGCCGTTGCCGCCGATACCTTTTCGGGCAAACTTACCCGCGTGAAGATCGCCGGCGGTGAACTCGTCGAGCAAGTCGGCTCTTTCCTACTTCCTATCTTCGCAAACTTGGCCGACTTCGCGCTTGAAAAAGTCGGTCCGGCGCTCGCCGATCTTGCCGACAAAGTCGGACCTTTCCTCGCCGACGCGATATCTAAAACTTCCACATTTATTAACGACACTCTCATTCCTACTTTCCAAAGATATCTAGTGCCAGTAATCCAAACGGTCGTCGACATCTTCACAAAATTTTTGATACCCGCGATCGGCGACTTCGTGAAGTTCTTCCGCGACGTACTCATCCCAATATTGTTGACGGTCGGAATCCCGATCTTTGACGGCTTTAGAAAAATCATCGAAATAGTCGCCGAAAAAGTAAACGAAAATCGTAAAACTTTTGAGAATCTCAAAGGCTTTTTAGAGACGTTCTTTATCTTTATTCGAGACAAGGTCGCCCCGGTCTTGGGTAAAGTTTTGACCGTTGCTTTTGACGTAGTCGGGCAAGCGATCGGCCCGGTGATCGATTACATTTTCTCTTTGATCGATGCTTTCGTGGAGCTCGGAAAGTTCGTTCTCAAAGTCGCCGGAGTCGTCGTCGGCATAATCGAAGCGATGGTGAACGGGATCATCTTGGGCGTAAACTTTGCGATCGATGCACTAAACAAACTTCCAAAAATTCAAATCGATAACGTCGGCGAAGTTACGATAAATCTTCCGTCAATCTCTGCCCCAACTTCGCCCGGATCAAGCTTTGACGGGCCGCGTCTAGCCGACCGGATAGACGTCCCTAGTCCCTCTATTGGCTCCGGCTTTGGCTCTGGCTTAGGTAGTGGCCTAGGTAGCGGATCCGGCGGTCGCGGTGGCGGCGGTGGCGGAGTCGGTGGCGGGAATGGTAACGAAATGACAATTCAAAGCCCATTCGAAGGCGGCTTCATTACTCCGATAACGACGATCGGAATGGCGGAACGTATCGCCGCGATGGAATCCGGCAAAGCTCAAGCCGCGCCCGTGAATATCACCGTGAACACCGTAACGGCCGACTCGAATCTTCCGACTTTCATCGTGGAACAGCTCCAAAGATATAACTTAATTAGTGGCCCGGTAGACGTCCAGATAGCGGTCTAAACGTGGCCACGATCGTAACCGGCGGAACGTATCTCTTAGAGATGGATACCGGCTTCGGCGACGGATTCACACTCGATGACGCTCAGCAGGGAATTCTCGATAATACGACTTTCGTCTTGGATGGCGTCGATCAGTTTTCAGAGATAACGACTCAAGTTACTGGAATTCGTGCTTTTCGCGGCAAAAAAAACGTACTCGACTCCATCGCGCCCGGCACTATGACGATAACCGCCATCGATCCGGCTCGTGCTTTCGATCCGTTCAATGAAGCTTCGGTCTATTACGACACTACGGACGACACTCCGGGACTCTCACCGCTTCGCCAAATACGTCTATCACGAAACGGCGAATTTCTTTTCAAGGGCCGCGTCGTCGATTTCGCTTACGACTACGGGACCGCGCTCACAAAAAATTTGCCGACCGTCGTTATCACTTGCGCCGATGATCTATTTCTTCTCTCAAATACTTTTCTTTCGGCTTTCACGCCGAGCGAAGAACTTTCGTCGGCCAGAGTGTCAACAATTTTGGATCGCTCCGAAGTCGGCTATCCGGCGGGGACTCGAGACATCGAGACGGGAACGACGACGCTCGGAGCGTATGCGATATCCGAAGGGACGTCCGTTACGTCTTATCTTCGAGGGATCTCGGACGACGCGGAAGCGGGCCGCGTTTTCGTATCACGAGACGGCGATCTCACTTTCGACGCGAGGCTCGGATCGACTATTTCGGGGCCGACCGTAGAATTTAACGACAACGGAACCGACACTCCCTATTCTGGTCTCTCGATTGATTTCTCGACCGATCAAGTTATTAACCGGGCAACGGTTCAAAGGGTCGGCGGTACAGCTCAAACGGAGTCGGACGCGACCTCGATCACTCTCTATCAGACTCAAGCGGTCTCAAAGACTGGATCATTTCTTTCGTCCGACGCTCAAGCTTTGACGCTCGCCGAGTATCTTCTCGCGCCGGACCCCGAACCGCGATTCTCTGACGTTCAAGTAAATTTCGCGGCGCTCACCACTAATCAAAAAAACGCGGTCGCGATTCTTGAGATCGGCGACACCGTCCAGATAACGCGCAATTTTGCGAGCGGTTCCCCGGCTTCGATCACGTCGGAGCTCGCCGTCGAAGGCGTCGAGCATACGATCGACCCGCGACAGGGTCATCGGATGCGAATCTATACGTCGCCGACGACGCTCGTCTACGAGCTCATTTTAGACGATGCCGAATTCGGGACGATCGATTCCTCTAACGTGCTAGGCGCTTAGGATATAATTCGACTATGGCCGTAACTCCCTATCCGTTCGTTAGCGGGACCGTTTTAACCGCTTCAAAATTAAATTCGACGTTCAATATTCCGACGACAACTAAAACCGCTTCGTACACTTTGACGGCCGCCGACGCCGGAACTCGAGTAATTATGAACTCAGCGAGCGCGACGACGATCACCGTAAACACTTCTATATTCGCCGCGTCGGACATAGTCGAGATCCAAAACATCGGGGCGGGAGTTTGCACGATCACTGCCGGAACCGCGACAGTCTCGACTACTGGATCCCTCGCATTAGCTCAAAACGGAAGCGGTCGTCTAGTTTTTACGGCCGCCGGGACGAGCATCTTTCAAGCCAACGCAGTAGCGGCAACAGCAAACGCTCTGACTTTAATAACGGCGACATCGACGGCAAATACAGGCGGCACAGTAACAACTAGCGGCGGCCGCGTAACCGTTGCCGGTTCATCGAGTGTTTCCCTAAATGGCGTTTTCACTTCTACTTCTCACAACTATCTAATTTTAGTAGACACACTCGAAGCGGCCGCAGTAGGTCCAAACAATATAAATTTAAGGTTACGGGCGGCGGGAACTGACACAACTTCGAGCACTTACTACGCTGGACAAATTTTTGGAACTTACGGAGGCACAACAGGCGGATCGGCTAATAACGGAGTCGCACAATTTCCGATAGTCGGTCTAAAAACTCTTAAACAACAAATGGCAAAAATCGAAGTTTTTAGTCCGCAAGCGGCAACGATAACAACCATTCATAGCATTGGCGTTTCTAATGACGCGCAATCGAATTTCGCCGGACATCAAGACGGCGCGACACAATACGACGGATTCACTTTATTTATGGCTACAAGTAATTTTTCAGGCAATATAACCGTGTTCGCATACCAAAAAAGTTAGGTAAATTATGGTCAAAGTTATCGAACAAAACCTACTAACAGGCGAGACAATCGAACGCGAACAAACAACGGCAGAAAAAACACAAGCAGAAAAAGACAAAGCCGAAGCTCAAACACAAGCCGAAGCACAAGCCGCCAAAGACGCGAAAAGGATCGCCGTTCTAAATAAACTCGGACTAAGTGAAGATGAAGCCAAAGCGCTATTTAGTTAGTCTCGTGCTCGTAATAATGCTTATCTCTTGCGAAGCTACACGCGACAACACGATCACCGTTAAGTCAAGAGTCAAAAACTCGGCTCTAAATTCGTGCTACGTTCCGGATCGATGCGGAATCACGCCGTGAGAAAAAAATATTTTACTCCGGACGAACTTCACGCCCGGCTAATCTTTTGGGTCGGCGTACTTCTCGCGATCGTTTTCAGTGTGATAGTTATCGGGATGGTGTACGGACTTCTCTTCGTATCGCAACCGCTCGAGCAATCACCGAACGACGCCGCTTTCATCGATCTAATGTCGACGATCGTCGTATTTCTTACCGGCACACTCTCGGGCCTAGTCGCTTCTAACGGGATGAAGAATCGCTCAACTCCCGAAATTTACGACGAGCCTTAAGAGTGCCGGCAAAATATACGGGCTTCGATGGCAACGTCGCCGAGCGTCGCCCGACGATGGATATCTGGATCCGTAACGCGATCGAAGTCTCGGGTCTAAAAAACTTGGGCTCTTGGGTAGTGCGCGACGTTCGCGGCAAAAGTTCACCATCCGTTCACGGGACCGGGCGAGCCGTCGATCTGGGCTATACAGGCGTCAAAGAAGGCCGCAAGAGAGCTCTAGAGCTCATAGATTTACTTATCGCGAACGCCGACGCTTTGGGCGTCGAGCTCATCCTCGACTATCTGCCAAAGCCTTACGGCCGAGGATGGAAAGCCGAGCGCGGCGAATGGCAAGCCTACGAAAAGCCGACGATCTCGGGAGCTCCCGGCGGACGGTGGATCCACGTCGAAGTCTCGCCAACACTCTTGGGCAATATGCGAAATGTCAATCAAAGATGGAACGATCTTCGAGGTATCGACCCGACTCCGCAAGCGGCCCCGTTTTGAATGACGCGATCATCATCGCCGTTATCGGGCTCGTCGGAACGATCGTCGCCGGAGTCCCGGCGGTCTTAATTCAACGGGCCAGAGAAGAAAACAATTTCGATCACGCGATAGTTCAAAATCGGTTGAAAGGATTATTAAACGCCGTCGGCGAAGTATCCGAACAGGTTGAAAAGATCGACGACAAACTCGAAGAACACTTGAAAGATCATTTCACCGATTGAGCGCCAATTTTGACGCCTAGCCACAAAAGAAAAAAAAAGAAAAATCCCCCGTCCGGATGCCTCACCCGGACTACCTATTTCTTTATTCGCTCAGCGCCTCGACGCGACACGCGCCGATCGACCCGCGTTCCCGCGTATTGACGCCCCGACTCTTGCGAAAGAGTAACGGCCTAGAGTGCTCCCGTGAAAAGAGTAGCAGAGAATCCACCACCGGGCGACACTCTTCGGCTATGTTGAGATAGTCGAAAGGAATAAAGAAATGGTCCTACAAAACTACGAAACAGTCGCACAAAGACTCGAACGCTTCTGGACGGATCATCCGTCGGGTCGCGTCTCAACCGAACTACTAGACGGCGGCTCCGGCTACTGGATTTTTAAGGCCCGCATCTATGCGAAAGCCGGCGACGAAAATCCGATCTCAACCGGACACGCTCACGAAGTAATCGGAGCGTCTCAAATAAATAAGACGAGCGCTCTCGAAGTGTGCGAAACGTCAGCCGTCGGAAGAGCTCTCGCTCTCGCCGGATATCACGGATCACAGATCGCAAGCCTCGACGAAATCACGAGAGCCAAAGCTCGAGCCCAAGATCCCGGACCGATCACAACTCCGCAACCTCAACCGATTAGGCCACCAGTCGAAGAACCTCAACACGGCCAAGATGCTTCGATCACAAAGATCAGCGTCAAAAAGTATCTAAAACTAATCAGCGACGCGGCGACCGTAGGCGAACTTATGCAAGCGGCCGAAGTAATCGCGAACGATAAAACTCTCGAAGATTTCCAAAAAGATCTACTTCGCGGGAATTGGGCGAATCGAAAGATTCAGATTCTAGAAGCGACGAAAGTATGAAAAGCCTTATCGCCCGGATCGCGCTCGCCGTATCTCTTACCGTCCTAATGATTTCAACGATGCGAAAGCTCAGCCGATGAACGACCGACCAGAGTTCGATCCCGAGAAAATCTACGACTTCCATCGCTCGAAATGGCACGACGACTCTAAATATTATATGAGCGAACTTGAATTCTTGGAGCAGAAGATCGAAGCGAAACTAGATCAAATAAACGAACAGCTCTCGGCGCTCTTTCAACTGGCCGCCAAGACCTTAAGCGAATCTATGGACGCGGTTATAGAAACCGACTATCGAACTAAACTCTTTGCCGATATCTCGATCGCGATCGCGAGCTTACAGATCAGAATCGAAAAGCTCGAAGCCCGAGAGAACCATCTAAAAGGCTTACAGGAAAAGCCAAATAATGAATGAGCTATCTCTTATCTTCCATCCGTCTAGACTCGTAAGGACCACCGATCCGGATACGTCTCACGCCGCCGCCAAGTCCGCGAGCGTTCGAGGCCCAAGCCAAAGGACGCTCGTATGGCAAGCGATGAAAGAACTAAACGAAGCCACCGATTACGAACTCGCGACTCATCTCGGGATCTTAAGATCGAGCGCGGCGAAACGTCGCCAAGAACTAACGGAACTCGGGCTCATCGAACCGACGACGAAAAGACGCGAAACCGATTCCGGGTCCGCCGCTATCGTATGGCGGCGAGCCTCGCCGTCGGTCTCGGAATGTCCGTTCTAATCCCTATGACTTACGCCAAAGCCCCAACTCCACTACGATCTAAAGCGGATGGCGTCGCGGGCAATCTTGAGAAAGTGCTCCCTCATCGCTTACAGGATCGCGACGCCGTCCAACTAAACCCGCTCGGCCTCAAGTGTCCCCAATACCGGACGACCATTCGAGCCGCCGGCTTTACCGCGACCGAACTCAAAACCGTTGACGCAATCATCCATCGAGAAAGTCGATGTCAAAGTGCGGCCGTGAATACGACACTAAACCGCGATAAGTCGCACGATATCGGACTCACTCAAATAAATAATCGGTCTTGGTGTTTACCGACCCGCTACTATCCGAAAGGCTATTTACAGACCTTAGGCATTATCAAAGAGTGCGAAGATCTTTTAGATCCGCTCACGAATCTTGAAGCGGCGTATCAAATATTTATCTACGCGAAAGGCTTCTCGGCGTGGCAAAAGTAATCTATGCGATCGTCTGGATCTTCATCATAAGTAACGTCGGTTATATTATTCATCTACGCAAACTAGAAAAGAACGCCCGACGATATGGCAGAAAATAAAAAATATCGATACAACGATGGACTATGGAAACGAACACGAATTGCAATACTTGAGCGCGACAATTATCGATGTACGATCGGACTCTCGACGTGTCGAGGGATCGCGACCCAAGTCGATCACGTCGTCCCGCTTGCCTACGGCCGCTCTAAATATCAACCCCCGAATCTTCGCGCTTCGTGCACGACGTTCAACGCGAC